TCAACAAAACCAAAAAATGAAACTATGAACATAGAAGAAAGATTAAATTTATTTTTAGAAAAGAATTGCCCGACAGACCCTGGAAAGTGGGCCGCATCAAAATCTGCTGCAAAGTCTAAATTTGATGTATACCCATCGGCATATGCAAACGGATGGGCTGCAAAGAACTATAAATCAAAAGGTGGTGGATGGAAAACTTGTAATGAGGGTGAATCAAACGCATTGTGTGAATGTTGGGATGGATATAGAGAAATTGGTGGAAAAATGAAAGATGGTAGAATGGTTCCAAATTGTGTTCCTGTAAAAGAAGATATCGATAGTGACGATGATGTAAATTATGGTTTAGTTGAACCTGAAGAATATGATGTAGAAGATGAGGATATGGAAGATTTTATTTCTTTTATGAGAGCATACTCAAAAGATTTAAAAGAAGCTAGTTGTAATTGTGTATATGAAGCAGAATATCAAGGTAGAGATGTTCAGTTAGGAAAACCAATGGCAGGTGATGTTAAGAAATTTAAAGTATATGTTAAGAACCCATCAGGTAATGTTGTTAAAGTAAACTTCGGCCAAAAGGGAGTAAAAATAAAAAAGAATAATCCTGATAGAAGAAGAAGTTTTAGAGCAAGACATAATTGTGATAGTCCAGGTCCAAGACATAAGGCAAGATATTGGAGTTGTAGAAAGTGGTAATATTTGGTAAATCCAAAAATTTTCCATATATTTAAAAAAATAGAATTATATTAAAATGGCAGATAAAACAATATTTAGTAGGTTACAAAAATTATTTTCAACAAACACCATTGTTCGTAAAACACAAGATGGTGTAAAAGTGGTTGATACGGATGAGTGGCAAAATATGACCACCAATCTGGTTGACCGTTTTATGAAAATGAAGGTAACAAACTATGGAACGGGTGCAACTCAATCATCAATGGCATATCAACAAGTTAGAATTGATTTGTTTAGAGACTATGATTCTATGGATATGGACCCGATACTATCATCAGCTTTGGATGTCTATTCGGATGAGTGTACTGCCAGAAATGAAGTGGGCAATGTATTAAAAATACATCACGAAGACGACCAAATAAAACAAATATTAGAAAATTTATTCTATGATATTCTAAATGTAGAATTTAACCTATGGCCATGGACAAGAAACTTGGTAAAATATGGTGATTTCTTTTTACAATTAGAAATTGCAGATAAATTGGGTATTGTAAATGTAATGCCACTATCTACATATGAAGTTAGCAGAGTAGAACAATTTGACCCAGAAAATCCACAAAGAGTTAAATTCGTATATGCACCATATCAAAATCCATCGGGTGGTTATGGTCAAACTCCAAAAAAAGAATTTGAGAATTACGAAATGGCACACTTCCGTTTAAATTCGGATTCAAACTTTTTACCTTACGGAAAATCAATGATTGAAGGAGCTAGAAGAGTTTGGAAACAATTGATGTTAATGGAAGATGCTATGTTGATTCATAGAGTAATGAGGGCTCCTGAAAAAAGAATCTTTAAAATTGATGTAGGTAATATTCCACCAAATGAGGTAGATAATTACATGCAAAAAATTATTAATGGTTCAAAGAAAGTTCCATTTGTTGATGAAAGAACGGGTGAGTACAATTTGAAATATAATATGCAGAACTTAATTGAAGATTATTATATGCCAGTTCGTGGTAATGATAATGGTACTTCAATTGATACCTTAAAAGGTTTGGAATATAATATGATTGATGATATTAACTACTTAAAAGGTAAGTTAATGGCAGCATTAAAGATTCCAAAAGCATTTTTAGGATATGAAGAAGATGTAAATGGTAAAGCAACACTTGCAGCACAAGATGTTAGATTTGCAAAAACAATTGAAAGAATACAAAGAGTATTGATTTCGGAATTAACCAAAATAGCAATTATTCACTTATATGCACAGGGTATTACTGATGATAAATTGACCGATTTTACATTAGAACTTACAATCCCTTCAAAGATATACGAACAAGAACAAGTTGAATTGTATACTTCAAAAGTGGCATTGATTCAACAAATGCAACAAACTAAAATGTTCTCCAAAGAGTGGATGTATGAGGCAGTAATGAAGATGGCTAAAGATGAACAAGATGAAATGACATTACAAGTATTAGATGATACAAAACAAACATTCCGTTTAACTTCAATTGAAACCCAAGGTGTTGACCCTGCAAAAGAAACTGGAACAGAAGGTACAACAAATATTGAAGAAGAATTGGATAAACTAAAATTAGAATTAGAAGATAAAGGTGGTAGACCAAAGGATGCAATTAGATATGGTAAGGATGACCATCCACAGGGTAGAGACCCGTTGGGTATTAAAACTCTTAAACAAAAAGAAGGTTCCGTTAAATATAAAGCAAGAGATTCTTATTTAGAGATATTTAAAGATATGAACGGTAATAAGAAGACTATTTTAACCGAAGATTTAACAAAAGAGTAATAAACCAATAATAAAATATATTTATATCAGAATAATTGTATAATTTGATGAAAAAAATAAAACATTCGAAATTTAAAAATACTGGATTTATATTTGAATTGCTAGTAAGACAAATTACCGCAGAAGTAATGTCATCGAGTAAATCAGTAGCAGAAAAATTATTAAAAGAGCATTTTAATTCTAAAAAAGAATTATCTAAAGAATTGAAATTATATCAATATCTTATAAATGAAAAATATAATTCAGAATCAAAAGCTGAACAATTTATCAATACAATATTAGAAGCTCGTAAAAAAATTGATGAGAAAAAACTTACAAAAGAAAAGTATAACCTTATTAAAGAAATAAAGGAAACTTATAATTTAGATGAGTTTATTAAATCTCCAATTTCTAATTATAAAACATTAGCATCTATTTACAAAATATTTGAAACAGTAACAACTGATGCACAATACGAACCAACCGACATAGTATCGGCTAGATTTACAATAGCTGAAAATATTATTAATACATCTATTCAAAATAAAGATGCAAAAGTAAAAGATGCAGTTTTAGAAGAATATAGAAAACAAGATGATGATTTAAGAGCAGTTTCTTATAAATTATTGGTAGAATCTTTTAATAAAAAATATAGCAATCTTACAAATGACCAAAAGGCATTGTTGAGAGAATATATTAATAATATTAATAATACTGGTAAATTAAATCAATATGTTTCTGACGAAGTATATAGATTGGTTGAATCATTAAAAGAGATTGGTTCAAAAATATCAGACAAAGTTACAAAAATCAAATTAGCAGAAACAATTGCAAATATCAGAAAAATTAAATCTGCTAAAAAAATTAAAGAACAACACCTGTCTGCTATGATGATGACTTATGAATTATTAAATGAATTAAAACAATCGTTAAAAAAATAAAAAATGACAAATTATAGAATTGCAAAAATAAATTATTTCACATCATCATCGGCTTGGACAAAAGTGGGAAGTCACGATTCAACGGGTATTTATAATAATGCTTGGGGGATTATGACTCACGTTGGTATGGTAACATCTGGAAGTGTAACGTTAGAAGGTGGTGGTGATTTACAATTACAACATCTAATAGCAGGACAGATTTATCCATGTTATCCAACCGCAATTAGAGTATCAGCTGGAACAGGCTCAATATTATCATAAATTTAAACGGAGAATAAATGCCAGCAGTAAGTAAAGCACAACAAAGATTTATGGGTATGGTTCATGCAACTCAAAAGGGTGATATGGATTCTCCATCTCCTGAAGTTAGTAAAGCAGCCGATTCAATGTCTGACAAAGATGCAAAAGACTTTGCATCCACTTCTCATAAAGGTCTTCCTGATAAAAAAGAAGAACAAATCAACAAACTTAAAGAAATCATTCGTAATTTGGTTAGAGAAAGAATGATTGATGAAATGAATACTACTGGTAATGTACAAGGGTACAATTCTCCATATGCATTTACTAAAAAAGGTGGAGAAAAATCAAAAGCTAAAAAACAAGCAAATCTAACAGGATATACTCCGGTTAATGAAAATCGTTGGTTAGCATTGAAGCAAGACGAATCAACTGCACAGGCAAAAATCGGTAGAGGTATATCTAATATCAACAAACAATTAAAAGAAATGGAAAGATTTCTTAATTGGTACGGAAAAATTAAGAATGAAAGTGGTGTAGATAATAAAAGTTATTGGAAAAGGACAAATAGTCATATTTATAGTATACAGGAACGATTATTAAAATTAGACCAAAAAATCAGACAAATATCAGAATAATGAAACATAACGAATTAAAAGAACTTATCCGTCAGGTAGTTAAAGAAGAAAGTGATTATCAACAATTATTCAAACATATGTTAGATAAAACGGGTAAATCTATTCCTGATATGTCCGACAATGAAAAAGTTAAATTTTTTCAAGCAGTAGATAAAGCAGCAAAGGCAAAATCCGAAGGTAAATTAAGAGGATATAATGAAGCAGAATTATCAGCAGCACAGAAAAAGATTGATGTAGATAAGGATGGTGAAATAGAAGGAAGTGATTTAGCAGCATTAAGAAAGAAAGATTAATATGAATAAAGGATTATTAATAGAAACCCATTTGTTTGAAGCAAAACTTCAACAAGAAGAAAACGGAACTTATTTAGTTAAGGGAATTCTTCAAAGAGCAGGTGCTCCAAATCAAAATAATAGAAGATATCCTAGAGAAATTTTAGAAAGAGAGTGTAAGAAATACGAACAACTTATTAAAGAACGTAGAGCATTGGGTGAATTAGACCATCCAGAATCTCCGGTTATCAATTTAAAGAATGTATCACACAACATTAGAGAAATCTATTGGGAAGGTGATGACGTATGTGGTGTAGTAGAAATCCTTTCAACTCCTTCTGGTAATATCTTAAAAGAATTATTAAAAAATAATATTCGTTTAGGTATTTCATCAAGAGGATTGGGTTCGGTAAAAGAGTTAAGAGATGGTACTGTAATGGTTCAGGAAGACTTTGAATTAGTTGGATGGGACTTTGTATCAAACCCGTCAACACATGGTGCATTTATGGCTCCTATGAACGAATCAAAACAATGGGCAAAGGTAGCAGAGGAATGTGGTAAATGGTGTAAGTCACAAGATTTAATGAGAGAAATTATAATTGAACTTAATTAATATAAAATGGCAAAGTTAGTAAACTTAATACCTGGAAGAGAAATCGTAAAAGAAGATTTGGAAGATATGGATGTGTCTCTACCAGGAAAAGTAGAAAGATTTTTGGATAGAGCTATAC